CGATTCCTTATCTTGAATAAAGGCGGCAACATCCATACCCATATCAATTTTAGACCATTTAACTAGTTTTTTCTGAAGTCTATTGTCTGCTCTAAATGAGTCTGAAATATTACTTAGAGATTTATTAGCTAGAAGAGCTCTTGTCTTTTCTTCTTTTTCATCTCTTTCTTTCTTATTAAAGTCACCGATTTTATTAAAGCCATCAAAAAAACTAGTTAAATCTGATAGGTTATTAGTTGTGCGTGTGGCCATAGGTATATTCCTTATTAAAGTACTTTACTACTTGTTTAATCTTTCGTTTTCTTCTTCTATACTTTCTAATAAGAGTGATACATACACCTCCCTTTCCCAAGGTATCATATTCTCGAGTTCCGTAATAGAATATTGATAGTGTCTAGTCATGGAAAAATTAGTTCTATAATAATTCATTATACTAGTATGGGAAAGGGCTATTAGAAAAAATTCTCAATACCTTCCAAAGTAATTTTATTTAATTTTTTACAAGATGAACACTTAAAGTTTGTTTTAAGTATCACTGATGGCATAACTTCTATAAAATCTGTTAATAATTTAAATTGGGCTGAGCTTAAGGATTCGATAAACTTTAATATCGAATCCTGAGATTCAGAGGAAGTATCATATATAGTCTCCCCCTCATATACATAATCTATACATTTAATAAGTTTATTGAATACTTTATCAGTGTCGGATAGAGATTCAGATTTAGTATCATTAAATGAATCTTCCATGGATAAGTATTTCATTACTATACCTATTGAATCCGTAAGGGGTATATTAAATACCTCTTTAGAATTAGAGTCTGCGATATTCTCTATTTTAACATCATCTTCAACATTTAATTTAATATTATTAGGTTCTTTACACTTATCACATTTTATAACAACTTCACTTGATTCACCGGTCGATTTACCTTTTAATTGGGTAAAGATATATTCAATATCAAACACTTTTAATTTTTTCGGATTAATATCTTCTGTAATACATCGCGATATTATATCCCCTACTGCTTTCAACATAACAGCTTCGTCTTCTGATTCAGATGCTATTAATAATATCTTTTCTTCACCTACTAAATAAGGTCTATATTCAATTTCCTGATTAGTCGATGGTATAATTAAATTATACTTAGGTACTGCTATTTGTGGTAATGCCATTTCAATTCACCTTTCTCTTATTATATGTTAAATTATATTGCCTATTGTATTGCCTACTGCGTTTAATATACCATCCATTAATCCTTCTTCTTCCCAGTTATCATAAGTAAACGTAACAGTACATCTAGCTACATCATCTCCAGCATTAGATAATGATATTGCATTCATAGATATAGGATAAGCATTTTTTAAGGATACAGAGTAAGCTGGTATAAAATCACCAGTTGCCATTTGTTGTATTTGTATATCTGTAGAGAACACATCCTTATAATTCATCTTCATTTCATCTATATCACCCGGTGGTGATATAAGATCCATCCAGGATTTAAAATATTTAAATATATAATAATCATTTGTTAATAGGAATGTCATCTCAACATCAGGTGAGTCTATACCATAAGGTACTTTAGTTGTTTTCATACCTATTCTTCGATCAGATGTCATAAATGAACGACCTGGTAAGTTACATGATTCAGCAAATAGATATATATCTCTAGGATCATTAAGAAAGGAAGTAGGAGAAAACCCACCACCAGTTACAAGAGATCTTAGACCTGTAGAGGCTACAGAACCAATAGCACCTGCTATACCTCCAGCACCTCCTGTAAGTATATTCTGACCTGCAGGGTTATTCATATATATAGCAAACCTATTAGATTTTGCTATACCACCTCTACGGTCTATACTTGATTTTAATGTATCTACATTAGCTGGTAACATTTATATTGACCTTCTTGATTGTCCCCATACATGGGATTTTGATTTCTTTTTAAATGATTCTGTTTTGAGAAATATTGCTATTTCCCATTCAGGTGCTTCTACCATAGCAATATTTGAATTAACATTAGGTGTTAAATAATGTTTAAAACATGGTGCAAATTCTTTTAATTTAGCAACTGATTTTAACATGGAATAGTTAATTGATATCTTTGTTGACTCATCAAACTTTCTATTATTAGTATTCTCCATTAACTTATCAAGAAACTTAGCTCTTAATACAGGTGAGAGATAATGAAGATTGAGTCCATAAAACCCACCTTTAGCTCTTTCAACTGCAATAATTAAAGGAAACGCATCATAATAAGGTAATGTCTTACGGTGCTTAGGATCATAAAAGAACATATACATTGACCCTGCAGAGAATCCTCTTTTCTTAATTAATGCTTTGTCTGCTAATACTTTATGCCCATTAACATTACCGAGTTCTTGTACTTTCTGTCGAAACCACTGCCTAGAAGCGTCTGACCTGGCTTGTATACCTGATCTAAATGCTTCCTTTTCTAGTGTATCGAATAGTGATTGTTCTGCCATATATGTATTTATATACCTAGTCTTGACTTTTACTTAAAAATGTGTTATAATATTACTAGTGATGCGGAAGCCGGGGAAAGTACATTAGTACGTGAGTAGTTTAATACCCATCCCCTTTAATGTATGCTCAGTCCATATACAAAACTCACAGTTATTGAGTTCAGCAAAGTCACGTGCAGCTTCCCATTTAGACTGGTTCTTTACATAAGTCAAAGCCTCTTTAATATATCGTTTAGTCTTTCTAGTTCCTGTTGGAGGTTTAGTTTGCTTATCTGGTTTAATCTCTATTAGGTATTTCTTACCAGCACGAGTCTTAAAGTAAACATCAATAAAGTAACGATGCATCTTATTATCTGTTTGACACCGATAAGGTATTACCACTTCTTCAGAATTCCATTCTACTATATCAGACTGATTGTCAATCCATTTAAAGGTTTGACGTTCCCACATAGATCTATACGTTATCTTCTGAGCATCACCTCTATATTTTTTTAGATTTTTAGGTGTGAACTTCCCTTTATATGTTTTCATAATTAGTATAAATATAATATAATACACATATTTATAAGGTTACAATATATGGCTTCCAAATCAAATGGAAACATTCTTAGATATCCATTATCTATAGGTGCTTCTAAAGCACCTGCTATATTATTTAATATACATAAGGCTCGATATAATAATGAAGGTACTGGTGTTATAGCTACCACAGAATCTCATATAGCATTATACATGACTAAGGCTTTAAGTTTTAAAGATTCTATTAAGTATGAGGAAAGAAGCTCAGGTGCTGTAGGTTCTGTTAAAGATGCAAATTTCTCTATTACTGATATGTTAAAATCCTCTAAAGATGCTGCAGTAGCTATGGCATCTTCAGATATTGGTAAAGGTGCAATTACAGGTCTTGTTACAAAAGTTACTGGATTAGGTGGTGGTGCTGCAGCATTAGCAGTATCTGGATTAGCAGATGAAGAATTAAAAGAAACACAGAAAGTATTAAGAGCAAACCCTTTTATGACCTTTAAAGGTGTTGGATTACGATCATGGTCCTTTAACTGGGTCTTTGTTCCTGAATCTGAAAAAGAATCAAAAGTGGCTAAAGCGATAATACTACAATTTAGAAAGGCTATGTATCCTGAAAAAGAAACTGTTCTTCTAAAATTTCCGGATGTATTCAATATAGAATTTGTTAATGCTGTATTCCCTAAAATGCCTGAAGTAGCTCTATCTTCTTGTTCTGTAACATATAACGAAAATTCTAATTCATTCTTTTTACAGAATAATGAACCTGTATCAATTAAATTATCACTTACATTTCAAGAACTAATGCCTTTATATAATAGTCATATTCACCAAGGATACTAATTAATGAGTTATTTTACTAATTTCCCAAAATTTGATTATGATATAGACAATTCTGGTACTACACAAAATGTAACTAATATAACTAGTTATGTAGCTATAAAATCAAAACAATTAGATAATATAGCATTTTATTCTCATTATGTTATCCCAGATGGATATAGACCTGATAATGTATCTTATACATTATACGGTACTGATAAATATTATTGGACTTTTTTTATAATCAATCCAGAACTTACAAACTATTATACTCACTGGCCAAAAGATTCATCAAAATTATTAGAATATATTGATGATAAATATCCCCATCTAGCTTTTATAACTGATGATCCGGATCTTGCAACATTAGGGTTGCAAGTAGGTGAAAACGTAGAAGGTTCACAATCCGGAGCAATAGGACAGATAGTACATATATACCCAACAGCACGATGGCTTCTAGTTAAACCTATATCAGGCACCTTTAAAAGCTCTGGTGAAGTTATACAAGGAACAACTTCACAAGCTCCTTGTGATATTGCGTCAGTAACAAAACATATATATGCTCCGCATCATTTTGTAAATGAAGCAACAGGGGAAATAGTAAATAGAAGTGATACACATACAACAATAGAACATATTTCATATTATGAAGTAGAGCAGGAAGAAAACTTAAAACGATCAAAGATAAGGGTAATAAAACCTGAATTTATTGAAGAGGTGTCAGACCTTTTCATAGAAGAATTAAATAAGAGTATTAGTTAATATTATGGCTACTGATTCTCTAATCAATTCATTATCATCATTATCAATTATAATTACTGGAGTTAATGGAAATAAGTATGATGTTACTGAAAATGTAACATCATTTACTATATACGAATCAATTGATTCTTTTTTCTTATCCGGTATTATGAGTATGTATGATGATTCTGGATTAATTAATAGAATACCTCTTGTAGGTCAGGAAAGCATTGCGATTACATTTGTTAAAGATTCTATAAAAAGATCTATAAATTTAAATATAATTGATATACATGATGTTACTAAAATTCGTACTGATGTATCAGGTATAAAATTTAGGTTAGTACCAACAAAAGAACTTTTAAATTCAGCCTCTACCTTTTCACAATCATATTCTGGATCTTCCACTTCTATAATATCTTCTATACATGCTGACCATTTAAATGAATCTATAAGAATATATGATGGTGGTGCTTCTACTATGAATATAGTATTCCCTTATATTAAACCTTATCAAGCTATATCTAAAGTTCTCCAATCAGCTTTTGATGTAGATGGAGCTCCATTGTTCCTATTTGAAACTCTAAATGGACCTGGATATCCTGTAATTAAATCTATTAAATCTATGATGTCTGAAGAAGCTAAATTCACTATAGGGGAGTCAGCATTATTTAATACAGGTTTAGCTGGTTCTACTGTAAGAGGAATGACTGATGATCGTCATCATATAGATTCTATAAAACAAGAGGCAGCTTACAACACATTATCACTATTGTCTAGAGGATCATATGCATCTAATGTTACTCATCATGATATTTCATTAAAAACAGTAAATAATACAGTATTTAATTATAAGAACAATGCCGAGTCTGTTAACCCAGAAATGATATCAGATCATTTTAAACTAAATGAATATTCTTTATCAGGATTATCAAATGCTAAACATCATGTATTAAATCATAATTCTAAAGCATTTGAGAATTCATTACCTAATTTTACTACTATAGAGCCTAGATCTCTTCTAATTAGAAAATCATATACCAATAGAATGTTCCTTTCTACATTAAATATAGAAGTTGATCCTATTAAGGAAATTGAGTGTGGAAATTGTATTAATGTTATGATACAACAAAACATCCCCACTTTAGATAAAGTATCTGCAGATAAAATATCAAGTGGTAAATATATGATCTCTGCAATCGCTCATATATTTACTAATACATCAGAGGGTGAAACATATAAAATGGCTATTGAATTGGTTAGAGATGGTATAGGTATAAATCATCAAAAGGTGAAAAAATAATGCAAGTTGAATTAGGTGTAGTAGAGGACAGACATGATCCTGAAGAATTAGGTAGAGTTCGTGTTCGTATACTAGGAAAACATTCTCCAGATCTGCAAGAAATACCAACTGAATCATTACCTTGGGCTACAGTAATGCTTCCAACAACATCACCATCTGTATCCGGTTTAGGACATACACAGTTCTTAGTAGAGGGTGCATGGGTTGTATTAGCATTTAATGATGACTTTATGCAAGATCCTATTGTACTAGGTACTATCGGATCTAATCCATCACAGATACCAAGTCCTAATACAGGATTTTCTGACCCTAATGGTATATATCCTGAGTTAGTAGGTGAACCTGATTATAATAGACTAGGTAGGGGTCTTGAAGCAGAGTATCACATTGCATTAATGCAACGCAGAGCAATGAAAGTAACAGATATACCTAAAGCTACTAAACCGGATGTAAAAACTGTAGAATCCTTACCTCCCGATCCACCTGAACTCTGGGATGAACCAAGTCCTAAGTCGGATACTTATTCACAATACCCTTACAATCATGTATATGAATCAGAGTGTGGTCATGTTGTAGAAGTTGATGATTCACCAGATGGTGAACGTCTAATGACTCAGCATAAGTCAGGTACTTTTGAAGAAATCCATCCTACTGGGGATAGAATGGTTAAAATTGTCCGTGATGATTATGAGATAGTATTAGGTAAGAAAAAAGTATATATTATGGGAGCTTGTGATATTACTATAGATGGATCTGTTCGACAACTTATTAAAGGTGATTATGTACTAGAAGTTGAAGGTGATATGACCACTAAAGTACATCAGAATAGATATACCAAAATAGGAGCTAGAGGTGATGATGATGGTGGTGGTAATGATGCCTTTGAAATTATAGGTAATCGTACTGGTAATATATCTAAATCGGAGATACTACGAATAGGAGAAGATTCTACTATAACAACATTCAAGAATCATAAGCATACTATTAATGGTGATTGGGATCAGACTATATTAGGTAACACTCAGGTCACTACTACAAAAGAATGTAATTTAACCACTCATGGTAATTTCGGAACATTCTCTGCTCTAAACTCTTCTATGAAAGTAGGTGGTAAGTTAGAATTTGGTGTTGCTGGATTATGTACATATAAAGTAGGTGAAACATTAGCTATTGATTCTGTTGGTTTACTTACAGTTGTATCAGCTGCTAATGTTGAAGTAACTGGTGCTGAGATACACCTTAACAAATAGGAATATATAAATGATTTGTGGAATAGATGTTGATGCTCTAATAGGTGGACTTCAAGATAAGTTAAACGAAGCTAAAGATTCTGCATTAGCGATGGTTGATCAACTTGCGGCCGATGCTAAAGTAGAAGCTGAAAAGTTAAAAGAGTCAATGGAATCAGAGATTCGGGGTTGGATGGCGGAACTTCCTGAGTTACCTGAACTCCCTAAGATACCAATGTCAGTTGAAATGATGGCACTTGCATCTAAACTAGCAGGATACGCAAAAGACTTAGCTAATGAAGAACTTCCACAAGATGCTAAAGATGCAATAGCACAAGAAATGGCGAAAGCTAAGAAGGCATTTAAAGACGAATGGGGAGAAGCATTAGATAAACAAGGTATTGATTTAGATAAGATACTTGATGCACTAAATGGTGGAGGGGATATAGACCCATGTGCTCTTATACCTAATCTACAAAAAGGTGTTGATGGACTTATCACAATGGCACCTAATATGCCAACGTTTCCTATTGAAGGAGCATTGAAAGAAATAAAGTCAGAGATATCAGCAGTTGCTACAGAAGCTAAGGGTGCTATAGATGCTGTTGGTGAAGTAGTGTCCGCTAATGTAGGTGTTGTAGCCAAACAGATGCAAAAAGTACAAGATTCTGCTTCGTCTAAAACCGCAGCTGATATGAAAAAGTCAAGAAAAGCAAAATCACCTGCTAATTCTAAAACATCTACTATACAGAAAAAGATAGTAGATGTGAAAGAACATAAACAATTTGTAGGAATGGACACCGTAATTCTACTAGTAGACGATTTTGAACCAGAAACCCGGTACTCTCATGGTCATTTTTGGTTTTTTAACGATATGGAGATGTCAGCAAGTGGGGCATACAAAGGTAGAACAGTTTCAGGTGAAGTCTTTATTCCTGGACCGGGGAAGGTTTTGAACAACATGGGTAATGAAATCTATGCAGACCACATTGTAATAGACTTTGGGTGGACGCTTAATGAAGGTAATAAAGCGACCACCGAAGAGGCCTGGGCAGCAAATAATGTGAAACTAAAAGAAATAAAAACCAGACAAGCTGCTCTAGCTGATGAGTTCTTAAGCAAAAAAACCGCAGAACTTGAAGCTGACGGGTATACTTTCGTGTCGGGTAAATTCAAAACTCTTGTACAAGTTGCCGAAAAAAATCCAAATGGTTCCCATGATTCATATTATTTTACACACAACGTTAAAATATATACTAAGAACTCCCAAGGATGGTTCGATTAATCATGGGCAATTAACAATACTAATAAAGATATAAATAAAGATATGGGAATAAGTTCAAGAGTACATACATACAGTGATATTGATCTAAGATTTAGATTAATACCAAACATAGGTGATATTGCACTTAAAAAGGATGTGCAAGCTGTAAAACAATCTGTTATTAATATATTAATGACATCGAGAGGTGAAAAAGTATTTGATTCTAATTTTGGTGGAAGTTTAAGGGATTATTTGTTTGAGAATTATGATTCTATAACAGCGGCCGCTATTAAATCGAGAATAACATCATCTCTTTTAAATTATGAACCAAGAATTGAAATTGTATCTATAGATATAAATGATCTTACAGAAAGAAATGCCCTTCGGATATTACTAGAATTTAATATAATGTCACCAGAACAAACCACTACCACAGTTGAATTTATTGTAGAGAGATTACGCTAATGTCAAATCTAAATGTTTCAGAATTAGATTTCAAATCTATTAAGAATAACCTAAAGGATTTCCTTAAAGGACAGTCAGAATTTACTGATTATAACTTTGACGGATCTACTATTAATGCACTTTTAGATGTATTAGCTTATACAACTCACTATAATGCATTTAATGCTAATATGTCTGTTAATGAGTGTTTTCTAGATACTGCACAATTAAGAAGTTCAGTTGTATCTCATGCTAAGTTATTAGGCTATACACCAAGATCTTGTTACTCTTCAACTGCAACAATAGATATAGAGATTTCTAATCCGACCAATGTTCTTAATGATGATGGTACATATAACTCCATAGTTATGAGTCAAGGTACAAGATTCAAAACAGTTGTTAATGACTCTAATATTATATTTTCAGTTAATGAGACTATTGCTTCTTCTTCTACTGATGGTCAATATACCTTTAAGGATATACAAATCCTACAAGGAGAGTATAAAACTATAAAATATGTTTATGACGAAGATTCACCAGAGAAATATATTATACCCCATAAAAATGTTGATACTTCATCCTTAATTGTACAAGTTATACCTCTGCAGAGTTCAGAAGCTACAATTGCATATACTTTAGCTTCTAACTTAGTAAATCTTGACTCCTCCAGTAATACCTTTTGGATTCAGGAAAACAAAAATGGTGATTATGAACTCTCCTTTGGTGATGGTTATATAGGTTCTAAAATAACAGATGGAAATATAATTGAAATAAAGTATATTTCGCGAGGTAATAACGATATCGCTAATGGAGCTAAAGTATTTGCATTATTGGATTCAATTGATGGTAATATGGCGGGTGTTGGTATTACAACAGTAGTTCCTGCATCCGGTGGTTCAGAAAGGGAAGATATAGAGTCTATTAGGTTTAATGCTCCTCTAAATTATATTACACAGAATAGAGCAGTTACACCAGATGATTATAGATCAATAATACATGCTAATTATGGAAATGTTAGAGCTGTTAATGTTTGGGGTGGTGAGAATAATGATCCACCAGATTATGGTAAAGTATATATTACTATAGCACCTAAAGAAACTGAAGCGCTTAGTTATCAAGATAAGGAGATACTGAAAACCCAATATCTTAAACCAAAAAATGTTGTATCTATTACTCCTATAATAGTAGATCCTACATATACCTATCTTCATCTTGAAGTATTCTTTAAATACAATCCTAATAAAACTAATTTGGCTGTAATAGAATTATCAGAGAAGATTAAAGACACATTGAGTTTATATCAAGAGAATTCATTAAAAGGATTTGACGGTGTGTTTAGATACTCCACAGTATTAGGACATATTGATAATTCGGATTCAGCTATTATTAATTCATTAGTTAGAGTATATATGAAAAAGAGGTTTATTCCTGTATTTTCAGCGGAAACTAGATATGAGCTTGTATTTTCAGCTCCTATTAAATCTACTAATACAAATGATAATATCATGACCTCTACAAAGTTTTTTTATAAGAATCAACAATGTACTCTACAAGATGTACTAGATAATACAGGTACTCGTATTATTAATATAGTTAATTTAACGTATGATGTGGTACAACCCGCAATTGGATATATAGATGAATTTAATGGGAAAATAATATTAGAAGGGTTTCTTCCCACATCACTTGTAGATACTACAGTTGATTATATTGAAGTTACAGTACCACCTAATTCAAATGATATAGCTCCTATTAGAAATGAACTTCTAACAATTTTAGTAGATAACACTACTATAGTAGGTGAGGTTGATACTATGATTACCGGTGGTACAACTGCAGGTATAAATTATAATACCACTTCAACTGAGAGATAATTATGGCCGGAATAGGTTCTAATCATTCACGATTTAATATATCTGCAGAAGTATCTACTGTACTACCTCAGTATATTAAATCTAATGCTCCAGATTTAGAGGTATTTTTAAAAAAATATCTAGAGTTTCTAGAACTAGAGAATGAGTCTACATATTATATTAACAACATACTTAATAATCGCGATTTAGATCATCTAGATGACCATTTTTTAGGTAATATACAGAATGAGATTGGACAATCTATACCTAAAGAATTTGCTACTGATTCACGTCTTTTATATAAACATCTTACAGAATTATACAAATCGCGAGGTACTATAGATTCTATTACTGCATTTTTTAATGTATTATATAATGATAGTGCTCAGATCTATTTTCCTAAAGATGACATGCTTAAACCATCCGATGGAAAATTTATAAAGAATAATCTGGATATAGATAATCTAGAGAATAAAACTCCATCATATATTGGAATTGCTGCAAATGGTTATAAATCCACCTATGACAACAGCATGTCTGGTGATTCAGTAAATTTTGTTAGAATACCTGAAATAAAGAATATTGAAGTTACTAAGTTATTTGTGTTTGCTATGGAAACCAATTCTGGTCCTGCCAATACTTATAAACCAGAATTGCAGCCTACTATCTCTCTTCATGAAGTAAAATCATCATTTAGAGAGATTACATGGGAAGATATGGAAGCACTAGGTGAAATAAACTGGGGTTTACTTCCGTTTGATCCTAATCTCGGCTATTTTAAAGTTCCTTCATATAATGAATGGCATTTTAAGTTTGATGAGTATATATGGGCGAACAGTGAACTAAGATTCTATCCACGAGGATATTCAGTTACTAATGATGGGTTCATTTCAGATACAGCTAAAAAAATACAGGATTCTTACTATTATCAGCAATTTTCATATGAAATTCAAACAGGAGTAGATCCTAAATTATGGCATAATGCTTTTAATAGATTAATACATACTGCAGGGTTTATATTTTTTAATAAAATATCAATACATAAATCTGCAGATTCTCCATTCCCAATGCTGCAGTTCTCATTAGATCGAGGTGAACCAGTTATCTATTTCTGGCTCCCAGTAGTAGATGCTAAATTAAAATTTCATGACATATATAATGGTATACATGGGTTTATGTCTATCGAAGATCGTAAGCTTAGATTTGATAATCCAGGCTGGCATAATGATTGGTCACTACAAGGTTATAAAGATATTTTCTATTTAGGAATTTCGGTTGATTTAGAGATAAACGATGACAAACACATTGCAACAATGGGTCCGGCCGGATATTTTGATAAAATGAAATTTAAACTAACTGGTGGAGTAAAAGCTTGGGATTCAGTAACATTTATAGATGTATTAGATACTTATCAAACGTATCGATTGTACGATGATGAGACATTAACAAGCTATAAGGATATTAAATATACTAAAGGTGTAGCTAATTCTAATATGAATTCAATTATTTGGCCAGATGAAACTCTACCATTAGCTTGGAATGCCGATGGGCCTAGGTCTAAAGCGAATCCTATCCCACTTGTACCTGGAGAGAGTGGTTATGGCTCAACTACTGAAACTTCATGGAACTAATAAAATATATATTAATCTTTAGAATTATATATAAATATAACTAATTAAAGCATACAGACAAAAGGAACAAAGATGAGCGCTATTATTACTAGTCAATTTAGATTAGAAACAACAAAACAAATAATTAAAAATCATCAAGATTCAACTGGTGATGAATATTACTTATTTATAGGGAAATCTGATTCATGGACAGAGGCCGGCGCAGATACCGCTGCTGATGTCGAAACATTGTATGATAACCATTATGCAACACGACATTCTGTCTGGCATAACATGTTATCAATGAAAAAACTTGAGCCTTCAACTTCTGTTACTGCAAGCTCGCACTCTGTAGCTTTTGCAACAAAGAGATATAATCTTTTTTCTGGTCAAAATTTTTCAGAATACGATGATAGGGATGAGCAATTAGAGTTTAAAACTGATAACCCATATTATGCTATGGATGATAACTATACTGTATGGATGTGTTTAGTTCCTGGTGCTTCAACAAGTTCTATATCTCCTACAAACGGGACTATTCATCATTCCGATGGTACAATTAGAAAATGTACTGATGGTTATATATGGAAACAACTATATACTATCCCACAAAAATATTATAAGTATGTCTCATCTGCATTTATACCAGTTCCGGATATAGACTCACTAGTTGGTGCTACTGCTACAGAAACTAAAAATAACCGTGAAGCTTGGACAATGAATGGAGGTAATACCTATCCAGATGCTATAGATGGTGCTATATATAATGTTAAAGTAGCCGTAGGTGGTGGTAGCGAGAATCTGACAGGAATTATTACTGCTAAGGTAGTTGGGGATGGGTCTGGCTGTGTGTTAGATAACATAAGTCCAGTTGGTGGAGTTATTACTGGATTTACTGTTACTAATCCAGGAAGTGGTTACACCGAAGCTCATGTAGAAGTTTACCAAGATGGTGCTTTAGTTACAGATGCAGTTGGATTAGTTGTTATTGGTCCAGAAGGTGGATTTGGTTACAATCCTACAAATGAATTAAGAGCTCATTTCGTTTCAGTGTCTGCGCAACTAATGATGTCTGAAGGTGATGCTTTTATAGCAGAGGACGGTTCATTTAGACAAATTGGTTTAATTAAAAATCCAACTGATTCAGCTAATGTTCTTCTAGAAGGACCTAGTTATGCATTGACTAAAACTCTGAAGTTTCAGGTTGATGATGTATCTGATGTTGATTCTTGGTTAACAGGAAAATTCTTTCAATTAGCTCCATCAGCGTGGTCTGGTGATATTGTTTATGGTATTATTGATGATAAAGTTACTATTTCTGAAACTGTT